GCTGAAAAAGCACAAAACAAACGTATTAACGACGAAATAAGGCAAAACGACAGGTTACAAAGAGCTAGAGAAGCAGGTATAACAGCACGTGCAAAAGCAGGCGGACCTTCTTCCTCGATAGGTGGAAATAAAGCAATTATTGGTTCACCCGCTTATACCCAAAACCTACGGAACTCAGGATTAGCTTTACGGCAACTGGCAAAAAGTTTTGACAGCGTTATAAGAAAATCAGACAAAATTAGTGGTAGCGAGGGTGTAACAGGTCCATTAGCTCTACCTGATTCCAAAACACTAAAAGCAGCGACTAAAGGTATTCAAAGAATTGAAACTTCTGCCGACAGAACACAACGCTTTGCTGAACGTAGAGCAGAAGCACTCAAACGATCAGAAGAACGCTCCAAGGACATCCTCGAAGCCAATAAAGCATCCGTAAAAGCAGGAAAAGAAAATGCAGCTTCAGACGAAAGGAGCGCCAAAGCTAATAAATCCAGCGCACTATCTACCAGAGCAACAACTAAAAACGTAAAAAGTACAACCGCAGCCCGCAAGAAATCAGGTCAAGGACTACTCAATGTAGGCCAAGGTGGCAGCAACCTTGCTGCTGGCGTTGGCTTCCCGCTGCTGTTTGGTGGCGGTCCTGGCTCTGTTCTTGGTGGCGGCTTAGGCGCAATAGCTGGCGGCTTCGGCGGCTCAATCATTGGTGGAGCGCTCGGCCAACAGCTCGATGCTCTAGGAGCTAGCGCCCTTAAAACAGCCGACGCACTAGGCAAACCCACATCAAATTTAGAGGCACTAATAAATACATTAGGCATAGCCGGAACTAAACTAGCGTCTGATTTAGAAGTTCTACAAGCACTAGGTTTAAGTTCAGTTGCTTCTGCAGCAGCTACAAATCAGTTTGAAGAGATTTACGGTGCGGACGCACAACAAAAATTCGAACAATTAAATGATGATTTTAAAAAGTTTACAAACGGCATACAAACTCTGGGCGTAGCTATAAGTAAACTACTTGCCGGGCCTTTTGGAAAGATACTAAGTTCTTTAGGTGACGCTGCATCAGGAGCTGCAGCGGCATCCACAGTAGGTCAACTAGAAAAAACTTTATCAGGCGAGGAACTAAAACAATTCAAAAAGCGCAAAGCAGAACTACAAAAAGCCACCCCTGGAGCGTTTGGTTCTACTGTAACGCAGCCTCTGACTGCAGCTGACGAACAAAAACTATTTGACGAATTTGGTAAACAAACTACACAGAAAAAAGAAACATTAAGTGTAGACAAAGAGATAAAAGCAGAGATGGACAGGCAGTTACTGCTGGCCCAGAAAACAACTGCTGTAGAAGCAGGAAGACTTACAAATAGAAGAGACACTCAAGCAGCTATATCGTCTGAAGTGCAAATACAATCAGCACTAAATAGTTTAGCTAGAATAAACTTAAACCTAGAAAACGAGAAAGAGAAAACAAAACGACGGCTACTAGAATTAGATCAAAAACTAGCAAAAGAACAAGTACAGCAAGCCAAGCTAGCACAACAAAACGCTATAAGACAAGCCGAGTTACAGATCTACAAAGATGAAACAAATGCAATTATAGCTAAATCTAAAGTAGACAATGAAATCTACCAGATAAGACTTAAAACACGAGCGCTGGAGCAGAACGCTGCTCAACAATCTCAAGCTAAGCTTACAGCCATTAGGCAAGAAGCTAAGAGTCAAGAAGAAGTACTAAGAGCAAAATTTGAACTAAGGAAACTAGATATTAAAGAACAAGGAGTAAAAATAAGAGAGGCAACACTACTAGAAGCAAAAGTAGAAAAAATTAAAGAAGAACTAGCACTAAAAGAAAAACAAATACAGCAAGCAGAAGCTTTAAGAATAATAGGAGTAAACCAGTTCCAGCAACAACAAGACCTAAACAATTTACTAGCCGAACAGAATGCTCTCCGCTCAATTCAAGCCAATAGTCCTGAAAGGACATTAGGTTTTGCGAGCGCGGGTCTTGGATTCTTTGCCGACAGCGCAAAACTTGAAGCCGACCTACTCCAAAAATACAACGACGACATAGATGTATTCAATAGAAAAATAGCAGACGCAAAACAAAATCTAGAGAACTTAACGCCAGCTGAAATAAACGACGGACGTGCAGACCCATTCTTAAAACAGCTAGATACTGTAGAGGCATTAAAAAGCGACTATGAGCGGTTACAACCTGCAATTAACGCTGCCGCTTTAGAGCAGCAACAATTTAACGACGCCCTTGTAGCTGTAACCCCCGGTGTGAATGCACTGGTAGGCGGATTACAGGAAGTAGTCGCTGGAACGAAGAGCGCCGAAGAAGCCTTTGCCGATTTCTTAAATACGATTGCGGACCAGTTAATTCAGACTGCAGCGACATTGATCGCGCAGTATATCGCTATTGGTCTGGCCAAAGCTTTTGCAGGTTTAAGTGGCAGCGGTGGCGGCGGGCTGAACTTCGATACATCCGCTCCAAGTATTACGGGCAACACACTTGGAGACTTTGGCGGTGGGACGCCCTTCCCTGGTGCGTTTAGAGCAGACGGCGGCCCAGTCAGCGCAAACAGGCCCTACATCGTGGGCGAGCGCGGGCCAGAACTTCTAATTCCACAAACTTCAGGTACGGTGCTTAGTAATGAGGACAGCAGAGCTGCCTTAGCAAAATACAGCCCAGGCAATAACCTTTTAAGCGAAGCAGGCGACAGCACTGGAACAGTCGCAGGAAGGAATGAAACTTTAAACCCAGTCATAAATATTTCCACCGGCCCGACCCTGCAATTTGAGGGTGAAGGTTATGTTAAGCAAGAAGACTTCAAGGCAGGTCTTGCCCGAGCCGCCCAAGAGGGTGCAAAACAAGGTCAAACACTTACTTTGCGAAAGCTTATGATGTCTCCTACAGCCCGCAGTAAGATCGGAATCTAATGGAACTAAACATTGGAGTATTGGTAACCCTTAGCCAAGATGGCCAGCCAGTGATGCGGATGCAGAATTACCGTGTATCCAATAGCGTAAACTTTAATGGGGAGACTTTTACATTTGCTCCGTTTTCGTTTTCAGGCGCAGTAACAAGTTTGCAAGGTGATAATGTTGAAGCGGGCCTAGTTTTTCCTTCAAACATCGTTACACGTAGCTGGGCACAGGACGCGATTCTTTTACGGTGGACAGCAAGAGCAAACATTGTGCTTTTGAACGACGATTTCACGATAAAAAGCCAGCTCTACTCATACGCAGGTCAAGTAGGGAATGGGGGCTGGAACGAAGCAACATTAGAGCTGCAGCTTAACAGTGTGATCAACGCTGTGAGTGGTAATATTCCCGGTCGGGTACTGAACAGACAGCTAGTTGGCAAGATTCCTATCACCTCTTCAATCAATGTGTAGCCAACTAATTGGGAAGGAGTACAGCTATGGAGAAAACGGCGAAAAGGTAGACTGCATCTCTTTAGTTTTTCAAGCCTTAGACGCCATGGGCATTGAAAACCCAGGTGTACAGGATGTCTGGTATACAATGTCTACACGTGAAATATTTGGTCAGATCTCTACCTACGGCTATTGGGTAGAAAAGCCGGTCTATGATGGCGACATAGTATTATTCGCCAGCGATCCACTGGCTTTTGGCGTTGTATGGAAAGCGGGAATCCTTTACATCAATGGAACGATAATGAGAGTGGACTGGAAACCAATAAGCTACCTTTCGATCCGCCGCTGCTTCCGTATGAAAGAGAGCTTGTAGATTTTCTAGGTTGTACTAAAGAAGAGTATAAAGAATTAATAAAATACAACAATATGCAGCCCCGCGTAAGGGCTGCAGCGTACGAAAACGTACCAGATATTGTCAATGGCCCTATAACGCCGATTGCAGCAATTGTAATTAATCTTGTTATTGGCGTTGCGCTTACAGCAGCTTCTGTGCTACTTGCCCCAAAGCCAAGCATACCAGACCAAGAAAAGCGAAGGCAAATTCGTCAGCAGCAACTGCCAGACCAGATCGGCCCAAGCCGCTTTAACCAAACGAGCAGCTTTAGCGGTTTTTCTGCTCTCGTGCAATATGGAGCACCTGTTCCAATTCCTTTCGGAAAAATAGGCACAGCAATTGGGGAAGGAGCTGACGAAACAGTAACGACAGGAGGAATCGTATTACCTGGAACGTTGGTATGGTCAAGGGCTTTTTCAGAAGGCACCTTCCAACGCATCAAACTTCTTTACACCTTTGGGGAGTATTTAGAAGGCGTGCCCACATTAAGGAGCACATGGCTTGGTACGACATCATTAAGCAGCCTGGGTAATTTTGACTTCGCCTATTACTGGAGTTCTAAGCAAGGACCAAATAGGATTAAGGGCGGAGATTTTTTATATGGTAAAAGAGGTGTACCCGGTTCAGCCGACCCAGACACCAGAGACGAAATCTTTACTGCTCCGGGTGAAATAGAATTTGACAACGCTTTTTGCCAGGTGTACAACCCAAATAGCAAGGCGCGGTTTGGCCACTACAACCCAATAAGGAACGGCACAGCACACCGCTTAAATTGGGAAGTAGTTAGCATTCCTTTCTCCACGGGTGAGGGCTCATCGACCGGTGACAGAAATGATGCAATACGGAGAGCTAGGGCAAAACGAGTAAAAATCAGCGGTATAAATGCGGCTCAACTTGCAAGCGACGGCTTTAATGACGCTGCTGGTCAGCCAGGGGTAGGCAGAGGCTATGGAACGCAGATGGGCTTAATTTCAATACAAAGAGGAGGCGCGGAACAGGTATTTTCAAACAAAGTACCAACTGCTGACATTCAACTAGGTGACATAGTTACATTCAGGCTTAGTAGCACTGACCCACTTGATCTAGACACAAGCGACCCAAGTTTTGACACTAGGGATACTCAAGGAAACACCATAATTAATGGAGACCCCCAAGACTACGGAATAAGTTATACAGATGTAAAATCTGCTGTTGACGATTTACGGATACAGGCAGATGAAGCGATGGTATTAGGTTCCCGGTGGATTATCGGTAACGTAGGCTTTATTGTTATATCAAGAACGACAGGTATATGGAGTCAAGGTAGAACCATAGACGTAAAACTGGAGTGCAACAACACGTTAGGTGCAAAAAATATAGGCTTTGCTGGAACGAGGGCAACACAAGATTTGCTCGCTGGTTACGAAGGTCCATGGCCTGAGTTTCTACGCGGCCCAAGGCCCTCAAATGTAAGTGAAGGCGGGTTTAACACTAGCAAACACTGCGGCGCAGCTTTCTGGAACATTTGTAAATACGATGTTGCGTCCGTGCGGATGATCAGGGCTGCAGACACAATTGAGGTGGGAATCAAAAGTATCGTATTTAACCAAGCTAATGGACTGTGTAATTTCAACGGCTTGCTAACACCAAAAGAAACTTGGAAAAGAGATAAAGACGATATTCAATTAAGTACGCCCGCTTTATCCCGGTATTTTCAAAGAACGTCTTGCTTTAGTATTTGGATACGAGAGATACCCGAATACGAGCCAATTGACGGTGACGAAGGTGTAAGTTCCAAGCCGTGGTCAAGGATACCACAAGTTTTTTGCGTCAGCGGTAACACGCCCCAGCCTTTATTTAACTACATTAGATTGCGGCCAGATGGTTCACAAGGCCCAAATAAAAGATACGAGTTTAGGTTTACACCTAGAACAGGCTCGGACGTAGTTCAAAATGGAATAGAAAATGCAACATATTTTAGACTTAACGCCCAAAGCGGTGAGGTTATTGGCGAAGACTTTCAGACCACTTACGGAAGAGTGAGGGTCACATTTACCGGTGACAGGGTAAAAAGAGAGGCAATTTTACTAAACAGTGAATTAACCACAGCGGCTGGGGCTGACACCGAAACTGGGGGTGTAGAGGAAAGTGAACCTGCATTTGTACCGACAAGAATAAGCATTGTAGATATTACAGGAGGCGATTTCCCGATAAATGCTTGGCTTACTGAAGTGATCGGTAGAAACCCTAGGTTTGTCGGTGATGTAGGCAGAGGAATAGTCAGGTTTACAAAAAACAGGACTAATAGTCCCCCAGGATTTATAGAATTTGAAGTTACCGCCGTAGCTGGAAACCAAACCGGACCTTTACACGTTCAACTTTATGGAACCAGTCTAAACTGGTCCAACGCTGTAATACCTGCATTTCGAGTAATACAAGGACCGAACACAGGGGGACTGTGGACCGGAGTAGGTGAAGGTTTTAATGTTCCAAAAAGCATAAGCTCATCTAACCGCTACAGAAACGTACAAAGTCAAGTTACCGTCGCTTTTCGAGTTGCCGCTGGGGAAATAGTTACCAGCACAATTGATGTGACCCAACCCTCCACTAGTATTGGCTTTGAAGAAAGATTTTTTGAAGAATATAGCCAAGTTTCTGACTGCAGCCACTATATAGAAATTACAAAGTCAAATGCGAACTCACCGGAGCATGAAATTGTCTATGTAAACGAAAGTGTACGTGAGGACAACGTTCCTCAATACGAAGACCTTTCGATGCTAGGTTTGTGTGTGAAAGCTGGAAACAATCTTTCCAGTGTTGAGCAGCCCCGAATATGGTTAGATAAAGGCGTTAGTGTAGAAAGGCTAGAGCCGAGTATAAGCAATACATTTGGCCCAAGCAATATATTTTCAGACCTGCTTTATTACCTACTCACAAACGAAAAACAGGGTGTTGGTACGAGCGTTTCCTCCGAGCTTGTTGACAGGGATAGTTTTGCGGAGACTGCAAAGTACCTAGTAAAGAACCGTATATTTTGGACGGGGGTTATAGAGGCCGAAACAAACCTAAGATCCTTTGCGGTAGAAAATGCTGGTAAATGTTTATGTAATTTTACAATTAAAAACGGAGTGTTTGGTTTGATGCCTGCTCTGCCTGTTGAACAAGACGGAAGCATAAGTTTAAACAGGTTAGTTCCTAGCCAAATTTTTTCTGCGGGTAATATTTTAGAAAATTCCCTGCAGGTTTCCTTTATTGACGGTAACGAAAGAATAGCAAAGGGCATATCTGTCCGCTGGCGCGATTTAAAACCCTATGAACTGCCCGAAGAAAGAACCGCAATTATCTACGAGAGTATTGGTGGTGCAGGCGAGCCAAATATTATAGAAGACCTAGATCTTACGCAGTTCTGCGACAACAGGGACCAAGCACTTAAAACTGCCCGCTTCATACTGGCCTCCTCCCGACTGGTAAGCAAAACAATATCGTTTGAAACGACTCCAGACGTTTTACTAATCCAGCCTGGAAGCTACATACAGGTACTAGTAGAGGAGGTGGACTTTAGTGCGGGCTTAAACGTTGTGATAAACCCTGACCTATCCATAAGGTCTGTAGATCCCGTACCAAACGATACATACGAAGCAACTGTACTTTTGCCGGGGTCAAACGAGATACAGACTCGTAGTGTAACAACACTGGACAACTCGGTAACAGATGCATCTTTAGCTGGAGCGTTGATCAGCTTACCTAGCCTGACACCTAATGAAGACATCTACCAAGTGCAGGAGCTAACATTAAGTGAAGACGGCATTGTCAGCGTGACTGCGGTAGTTGTTCCAACTAACACTGATGGGGTAAGCCGCGTCGCGAGCTTGGTTGAAGAGGCTAACCCAGACTCCTTTGTGGTAATAGAGTGATGGCATTTCCTAATTTGGTTCCATCAGCACGCTCTTTTGCCCAAGGGGACTTTGCCAACAGAAAGTACACGGCTATTTCAGGCCAAGAAACCCGCATCCGTTACGGCGATAAAAAGTACGGTGCTACTTTAAACCTTACTTATCAAAACCTCAGCGACGACCAAGCAAATCTATTTTTAGCACACTACACAGAAGTGCTTGGAACGTTCAAAAGTTTTACATTGCCTGCAGGCACAACAAGGGGCTGGTCAAGTACAAGTTACATACCTAACAGTTCGGAGCTAAGATGGCGGTATGAGGCTGCTCCAACTTTAACTAACAACAGACCCGGTGTTTCTAGTATTTCGTTGCAGCTAAGAGGTGTGATCTAATGGCTTTCTACACAGGCACTGATGGAAGACTACTTATTGAAGGCGAAAGTGCAGCAAAAGTAATTAACTGGTCCTTTACGTCTAGTTTGCAAGTGCTGGAAACGACCACACTTTCAGACCGGGATCGTACAGCAGTTCCGGGCATTAGGTCTGCGTCTGGTTCGTGCTCATTGTTTTACTACGATACTGACCCAACCGACACATCTACGAATAGCGCAAGCAGATTACTAAACAAAATAATTAAAGCGGGGGGATCTGGTGCTCAAGGGGCAGAGGCAGAAAAAGTACGCTTAGAACTTGATGTAATTACAGGCGCCCTGGACAGAAAAATTATTGGCGATGTTTGGGTTACTGGCGCAACTTTGACAATGGCCGTAGGGGAGGTTCTGTCTTCTGACATCACCTTTGAGTTTGATGGGGCACCTACAAACGTAGTGATATGAGCATTTACTTAGGCAGAGAAGGCTATGTACAGCTAAAAAGAATAGCTGAAACCGATGAGTACGTTAGGGGCGTATTGACTCCTAATGACGTAAACGTGTCGGAGCGAAGATTTAGTTTTGATTTCCCCGCATCAGTTTTTATAACAGGGGATAGAATAGAACTTGGAGCGCAAGATTTTAGTAACCTTGTATTAATTCAAAACCACAGTTTTCCCGACGCTTTAGTGTACGTTAATGTGGACGACACAGGCGGTATTCGTCTTTTTGACACGTTTGAACAAGCAGTAAACGGCGACATAAACGACGCTTTACCCCTTGAAAGGGACACAGGTAATCAAAATATACGGGCCAGAACAAGAGACCCCGGATTAAATTTTATTTCTCAAGTTTACAAGTACGAAATTACAACAAGTAGAGATTCAGTAGATGTAACTGACTTAGGTAGATCCTTTAGAGAAAATTACTCAAATGGACTAATTAGTGGCCAAGGCAGTCTTTCTTGCTTTTGGGAGTACAAAAATACCTTAGGCGACGATAAGGTAGGTAGTGAAGACGAAGTGCCTAACTACATGGCCAAACTTCTTCTTAGACTAAAACAAGGCAGTGTTTTTCTCGGGCGTTTTATTATTTTTGATGACAGAAAAGGGCACAAAATATACTACGAGATGCGTTGTGTGGTGACAAACGTTGCTATTCAAGCTGGAACGAGAGACGAAATTATAGAAACTGAAATAAATTTTGTGACAAGCGGCTCAATAGCTTTAAGAGTCTCCCAAGACTTTGGCTCGTTGTTGCTTGAAGACTCCAGTAAGCTTTTGGCCGAAGACAACACCCAAATTCTCGGCGACCCAGACGCACCATGAATTTTTCAGCGCTATTAGAATCGTAATAAGGTACTGCGCACTGAGTTAATGGCTGATCTTCGTATTTCTGACCTACCTGCATTAGGCAGTTCAGAGTTACAGGCAGCGGATGTACTGCCCATTGCAGACCTGAGTGCCTCAGAAACCAAAAAGATCACCGCTTCAAATCTGGTCCTGGACGGGATCAATTTACTTGCAGACGGGTCTATACCGGGCGCAAAAGTTAATTTCACCACAGCTGCCGGTTCTATCGGCACTACTGAGTTAGCTGACTCATCTGTCACAGCAGCAAAACTTGCCGACTCCAGTTCCGCTTTGGTGGTGACCGCGCTACCCGCAACAGGCGACTTTATTGGCCAAATCGCAATCGACAACTCAACAGCAGAAATAAAAACTTACATCTGGGATGGTACGGTATGGAGCCTGACAAGCGGAATACTAAATGTTACAGGAAGTAACTCAGGTCTTGTAAATACAGAAGTAGTCGTATCAAACCACGCCGCAGCTGTTTCAGCTTCAATTGACGACACAACTGCAGCGGCTCAATTTCTTGCCGGTCCTACAGGTTCAGCCGGGGCCGTAAGCGCAAGAACAATTGTATCCAATGACCTACCGCTGGCAAGCGCTGCCCGTGGAGCGGTTGCTGTAAACGGAAACGGTCTTGCTTTAAACGGGGAAGTAATTTCCATTGACAACACTGTTGTCGCAAACACTGGAACCAAGCAGCTTGTAAATTATGACAGTAAAGGTTTAGTAACAGGCGGCAGTGCAATTACACCAACAGATTTACCTGTAGCAACAGAATCTGCTGTTGGTGTAGTTAGACCAGATACTACGAGCTTGTTTGTGGATTCTTTAGGTGAGATTTCACACGTAAACACAATTGGTGCGGGAAGTGGAATTAAGGTTGAGTTTGATGAGAATGGCCACGTAACAGGTTCTTTACCTTTACAGGAAAGCGACATACCAAACCTAAGCACATCAAAAATTATATCTGGCACATTCGGCGGCTCTTATATCACAGACAGAACCGTAAGTAGTGAAAAACTATCCGATTACTCCATCGCCTACGTGCAGGAGGTAGTACCTTCCATTGCCACGACAGAAAGCCACATTGGAATGCTGTGGCTTCAAGAATCCACATCTGCGCTCCACATGTGGAACGGTAACTCTTGGTATCCAGTCAGCTTTGGAAGACTAGCGCAGCAAAATTTAAGGTATGCGGGAACAATTGACGCAGGTACTGGGTTTGTTGTCGGTGTAACGCCTCTAGGGAGTAGCGCCGGGTACTCAATTGGTGACAACTTAAGCGCCGCAACAGACGAGCTGGCCGGTATCTACTTTATTGTGAACACCTCAGGCGGAGGCCCAGGCAGCAACATTCCAGGAGCCCCAGGAGTGTCTTTTGAAAACGGTGACCTAATTCTTTGTAACGGTTTAGCAGCGGGATGGACTCGCGTTAAAGCATCTTCTGCTGGAATAAGCGGCATCACAGTGTTAAACGATCTATTGGACGTGACAATCACAAATCCAGCTGCCGATTCATTGTTGAAGTTAAACGGACTAAACTCGCAGTGGGAAGCCGTAACAATCATCGACGCTGGTACATACTAAAATACACACAGCGCGTTAATGCGCCAGTTTTTCTGACCGGGAGGTTTATCCGATGCCAGTTTCAGTAAAGAACATCCGTTCCTTGGTACAGAACCAGGCGCCAACCGCTGGCACGCTCCAGCCCGGTCAGATTGCAGTCAACTACCACTCATCAAGTCCGGCTTTATACATTGAAAATAACTTGGGTTCAGTAGTTCAAGTTGCGGGCAGCGGTAGCAGCAAAACCGGTGTTATTGGCTATTGGGACAGAACGGGTACGACAGTATCGCCTGTTAATGCAGGAGATTCGATCACCACAACGGGTACACTTAACGGAGCAAACTTAGTTCTAACTAATAAAGCTACGTCAGTTTCTACCACATCAGGGGATGCAGCGACAACGCTTGTAACGAAAGATTTTGTAGATAACTCAATTTCCGGTGCATTTGATGGTACTGGTACGGGAAATATCGGGTACTGGAACAGGACAGGTACGAACGTAAGCCCTTTAAACGCTAACGATAAACTTTTATTCGGCAGCACAGTTGCTTACACAGGAGCAGATAGCATTAACGCGAGACTGCAACTCCATGGGAATGGGGGCAGTTCCAGTTCGTGGCAGACAACACGCTGGAGCGCAAACACAGGGTCGCCAATCTGCAATATTCAAAAAAGCCGTAGCGCAAATTTAGGTGTACGTGGCTTAGTCCAAAGCGGGGACGATTTAGGCGTACTGCAATTTGCAGGAGATGACGGCACAAACTTTATTCCCGCCGCTTCAATAGTCGGCCAAGTTGATGGCACGTCAAACACAAACGACATTCCTGGAAGGCTGGTTTTTAAGACCACGCCTAGCAATTCTTCTGCAAGCATTGAGCGCATCAGGATTACATCGCAAGGTTACGTGGGAATTGGAACGTCAACTCCAGGCGCGTTCTTAGAGATCGGAGAACTTGGTGGGGGTGTGATTCTCGCATCACCAAACGGGACTAGGTACGAAATTACTGTAGACAATAACGGAAACCTTACAACTGCAGCAGTTTAACCTAGCCGATTGGCGCAATTTAATTCCGTGTAGTAAACTGCAAGCAAGAAGAGTTCAAAAATGCCAGAGTCTTCAACGGTTTTTATTTGGGCTATCAAGGAACTTGAATGGGATCTAAGCGACGGTTTTGTTTTTACTGCACATTACACAGTAAGAGCAGATAACGGAGTGCACCCCCCAGTAGGTGCTTACGGAAGCGTGGGCTTAGAACGGCCTGCTGTTTTAATCCCCTTTGACCAATTAACTGAAGAGCGGGTAATCGACTGGGTAAAAACAGGTCTGGATGCTGAGGTTCCAGGCCAAGTAGGCATAATAGAAGCCGAGCTACAGGCCAGGCTAGACAAAAAATTGGAGCCGACATGTGGTAAAGGCCTACCTTGGTAGAAGTAGTGACAGACAGTAGAACGTATGAAAACTGGAAACGTGTAAAACAGGCACTAGAGGACGCTGGTAAAACCGACTGCATGTTTTATAAACGAGCGGTGGCAATATTAAGCGGCAAGCCAGACCCTTTAAGATAAGAAATAGAAAGCGCCTGAACTGTGATTGAAATCTACGCAGCAGTTTTAGGTGCTTTTATTGGCATTGCTGGGATGTCCGTTTCCGGGTTTAGCAGACGCACCAGCGAGAGTCGGGAAGCGGTCATTCGCCTTAGTGCAGGGGTTGAATCGATTGCCACCAAACTTGAGGATTTACACCAAGACATGAAAGCGGAAAAAGCTCAGGCTACTGCTGACCGCCGCGAAATTTACGAACGCTTAAACGATTACGGTAACCGAATTACCGTTCTGGAATACAAGAACCCACAGGGCTAGTATGAGAAAAAGCTCCAAACCCCATGAACTTCGAGGAAATCCTTGGTCACCCTGCTTTTTGGGTCGTCATTGCTGCTGCATCTGAGCTGATCGGCATGAGCAAGTTCAAGGACAACAGCGTCATCCAGTTGATCTTTACTGCAATCCGCAGCCTTAAGCCTTCAAAAAAGGGCTGATCCCACCGGACGGGCGCTGGATCGTTTTGTTTAGCACGCGCTCGCTATGGAGCGAAGTGAACAAGGCTATCCAGCGCCGCAAATTTTACGCAACGCTACCCAAAAAATTAGACCAAGCTGAAGAGGACTGGCACGCAACACAACCTGCTGCAGTGCTACCTCCACAGCGCCTTGACGACCTGCACCTTCGCGCACCATGGCATGAGCCCAAACACCCCGGTCCACCTGAATGACATATTCCGCTACTACCGGAAACTGCCACATCAGAGTGCTGCGTTGGTGGAGCTTGAGGCGGCAATTTTAAAAGTACAACCAGACATTCTTAACCGTGACCAGCCTTGGTACGGGACATGGATTTCAGCTGTAAACGACAAAAGCTATGGCGCGGCGGTGGAGCTTATCAAAGAATTTGAAGGTTGTCATTTAACTTCATATTTGTGTCCTGCTGGCGTACCAACGATTGGCTATGGAAACACCCGGTATCCCGAAGGCCAAAACGTAAGGCTAGGCGAAAGGATTAGCCAGCAAAGGGCAGAAGAAATGTTGAATTTAGAAATAGAGCGAACTGCAGAAATACTTGAGGCGGATGTGCCGTTTTGGAAAAGCATGAGTTCCAACCAAAAATCAGCCTTAATTAGCTTTGCCTTCAACGTTGGAGCGTACTTCTATGGCCTGCCGGGGTTTAGAACAATCAGCCGCGTATTAAAAAATCACGAATGGAACCAAGTACCCGATGCTTTATTACTTTATCGAAACCCTGGATCGCATTTTGAGGTAGGATTACGCCGCCGTCGCATAGAAGAAGGTCGCATTTGGTCAACGCCGTAAGTTTCCCGGCGTTACCATAAAGATAGCTGCAAGTCAAATAGGTTGTTGCAGTCTATTGAGCGGTGGTAGTGGACCACCAGATTGACGGGACTGAGCTGGTATCCCGTAAAAAAGCCAAGGTGCGCTTTCGTGACCATATCTTGCAGCAATGGAACTACTGCTGCGCCTACTGCGCTGAACCGCTGGGCAAGAACGCAACGCTGGACCATGTAGTCCCAAAATGGAAAGGCGGTATAACAGAACAACGCAATTTAGTAGGCTGCTGTTTCTCTTGCAATAGCCAAAAATCAGGCCACGACTGGCAGGAATGGTACAGGGAACGTGACTACTGGAACGAGGCCCGCGAAGCCCGCATTTCCGAATGGACAGAACAATAAAGCACGTCTGCAATGGTACGTGCTTTTTGTTCGCTAGTCGTTTCGACGCACAAGCCACCACCGGGCGTGCAGACTATAAACCACTTCTCATGTGACGCCTGAATCTTGACCATACTCGGGTCTGGTAGACGAGTTGCGGTATATGGGTTCTAACTGGTTTACCACTGGATTACTATCGCCTATGGGCATTCCATCAAGAGGGTTATTGGCGATAAAAAGCAACGGACCATCCATTTCTTTAACGGCAAGCATACCGATGCGCGGACTACGCACCAGTATGTGAAGAGCCGCACGCTCGAACCAGTTCAAAAAGGTAACTTTCATAGGTTCAGTGTAGGAAAAACGGCCTCGCACACTGTCGGAAAGCACTTTTTAAACACAGCTGCACACTGGAACGCGATCTGCCTGTGCTCTAGCTGTGTATCGTTATCAGCCCTCAACAGGATGTAATGCACCCAAGACCTTAGTGTCCCCTGCATGTAAAGGGTGGTAGGAGTACAGAGTGGCAAGATACGTCTAGCCGTCTCCTTGGCAACGCCCCGTTCCAGTAGGGTGTCATAAAACAAAAAGGCATCAGCAATGATGCGAGCAGCACCTTCCTGGTAATCCTCCTGATGTTTTGGGTGTATGTCACTGATGCTGTTCTGCCGATTTTTAGTATCTTGTCGCCGAAAGTAAGGTACTTCAGCTGGTGCGGTCTTGCTGTAGCGAGTAGAAAATTCCTGGAACGAAAAAGACCGATGCCGCAGTATCTGAGCTGCGATGTCCCTTTCAGTATTGATCTGAACGCACATACTGGCCATTTCAAATGGTGACCAATGCTTGTGCTTAACAAGGTATCTAAGCAGCCCTGGTCCGGTTTGCCAGTTTTTTTCATTGCTGGGATTACTAACACGTGCCATGCGCACGATCAGCTTTTCAGCGTCTGGAGTTGCCCAGACCAATTCAACATTACTCATGAATAAAGCGCAGAAATCAAACGTTGCACCACACTTTTTTTAGCGTGGTAGTGCCTATTGCAATCGACGTGCTCTTTGTCCACCGGAATCTCTATCGAATACAAAAACGTAAAACAGACATTACATTTTTTAACCCGTGTCTTCGTCACTTCGTGTGAATGACGAGTGCTGATCGTTTTAAAGGCCGCGCTACCTGAGGCACCGCAATTAGGGCACTCCATTATAAAGGCCCGCAAGTGCCAAGTTTCGCAAGCACATGAAGTTTTCTTAAGGCTCTATGGCACCTTTGCCTTACACGTTCTCTAGACATACCCAAGTCTTTTGAGACTTTTATGTAGGTCTGCGGCTCACCACCATGAAAAGCAAACACCCGTTCAACGATGGTACGGTCCACGGGGCCTAGGGTCATCAATAGCCTGTCCACCGTATCACTGCAGAAAAGATTATCAAGCTTTTCCATGGGGTGCTCACCATCAGTAATAAGCTCAAGCAGCGTGTGGTCAGAGTCCAAGCCAGTCGCGACTTTATCCAAGCTAAGACAGTCCTCACTACGTTCCAGGTACTCCCGCAATCGCTTAGGGGGTGTAGCACAGTATTCCGCGCTTTCTTCTAAGGTGGGCGGCCTACCATGCGACAGCTCAAACTGGGGTGCCCACTGGCGCAGCTTTGCCAGTATTTCCCCGGCATGGGACGGAATACGAATCATCCGGTCGTGGTAGCTCAGATAGCGGCTAATCGACTGCCTAATCCACCAATAGACATAGGTGGACAAGGCGTAACCCCGCTCTGGGTCGAACTTTTTAATGCCGTGGGCAAGCCCGATATTTCCTTCTTGCACGATGTCAAACATTTCGGTGCGCTTGGAACGTAATGTGTAACGTTTTGCAATGGAGACCACAAGTCTTAGGTTGCAGTTGATGAGCTTTTGATACGCCCGCTTACCTGCCTTTATTTCCCTTTCAGTAGGGTTTTTAGATGTAACCCAAGTTTGTACATGC